TAGCCTCTGCGCTGATAGAGGTTGCCAAAGTTGGCATTGATTCCACCTTCTCCAATGCGAAAAAGCTGTTACCAGAACCGCTTGCTGTTGAGGGTGAGGTTGAAGACGAGGAACCAACACACTAAATCCCCTAAGCCAAGGCGAACTCCTCAGCGCCTAGATAGCTGGACTAGCTCACCAGTGGCGGCAACGAGCTACTTATTTATACAGCTACAAGGATATGTATTATGTTGAACACAATTAAAAAAATAATTGCCAAAGAAACGTCTTTTGAAATCCCTTGGTCTACGACCCTTCAAACCATCGATGGTGAGCGCGTCTGTCTGGTATCAAATGTTCAAGCCAGTGATGATTACCCGATTGTTTGTTTGATTGACTACGGCACTGAAGTGGGCTGTGACAGCTACACACTTGAGGGTGAATATGATGTAGGCGTTGCCTCTGGCAATAATTTGATGCCGATCCCAAAATAACCCCCCCTGCCGAGAAGCGATTTTTTGCGCTATACTAAAAGGGCTTCTGGGTAGAAAGTCAGACATGGAGAATGATTATGACTTTTGAAGAAGCAGTAAAAGAGTATTTGAGCGAACCCTGTAAGAGCGGCAACCCCAAAAACGAGGTTGCAGTTGGGTGTTTGAGATGGATGGCAAGAAAAGTGCCTTCGGGGTTGAGAAACCCTGAGACAGGAAAGGTGCAACGATACACGAAGAAGAGCGCGTTAAAGCACCCTGAGTTCAAAGTATTATTTGATTCAACCTCAGGGCGTTTTGCGGGTCGGCAGATGGCATCGATCAGGAAGATAGATGTTACTAATATGAGAAAGTCCCTGCTTAATGATAAGGGGTTATCTGCTGATGGGGTGAACAATTACCTCAAATATCTTCGTGCCGCGATACATTATGCGGAGGAGGAGCTTGAGATTGAGTTTGATCTTAAGCCCAAGATCAAGGCGCTCAAAGGTAAGATTAGGCAACGGTATTTCTCACCGGCTGAAGCAAGGGCATTTATGAAGTATTTAGACCCTCTTCGTGCTGATATGGTTGAAATCGCGTTACACATTGGACAGCGCAATGCCAACATTCGGCTGATGCGTTGGGACTGGCTGGATAAGCGTCACGAGGTTCTGTCCATTCCCGCGAGTGAGACCAAGACTGGCGAGCCGCTAGAGTGCTATCTTAATGCCGATGCAAGAAAGGTGATTAGTCGGCGTTGGGAGTTGTGTTGTGAGATGGCGGCAAAGCATCCGTTGCAGTGCAAGTTGGACTATGTTTTTACCCAGTCTACGCCGCAACATTTAGGGAAGCCGATGGCGAAGGGATCGATGTGCAGGGGTCGTTGGAAAACGGCGTTAGCCAAGGCGGGATTGCCCAGCGATGTGGTGTTTCATTCTTGCCGTCACACCTTTGCTAGTTGGCTGTTAAGTGAGGGAACACTGCCGAAGGAGTTAATGGATGTCGGTGGTTGGAAATCGGTGGCGAGCATGGATGGCTACATGCATTTAGTTCGCGGACGCAAACAAGAGGTATCTGCGCGAATTGAGGGCAGGTTGTTGCGGTAAGATCAGGTGCATTACACTGATTAAAACCGCGAGTGTTAAAATGAAAAAAGCCAAGTTCACTTACACGTTAGTGTAATAGACTTGGCAAAACCCATAACTTGTTGATTTATATAGGAAAAAAGGGTTTGGTCGGGACGGCAGGATTTGAACCTGCGACCACTACACCCCCAGTGTTATGATATTCGTTTCCTTATAAATCAATGACTTACGAAACTTTCTGCCCAGAAGTTGTTTCGCAAGTGCATTACACTAAAGGTAATTTATGAAGAAATTAAAGGAAAAAATCAAAGAAACTAACAAGCTAGCTGATGATTTAATTAAAGATGCTAAGACATCAAATTCATCGCTTTATGAGTGGCTAGAAATTGACTTTAAAACAGTGCCTTTAAAGAACGGTCACTGCCTTCTTATCCTACTTGGTTGCATCCTGCTGTACATCCTATAGATGCATAACTGAGATAACCTTTTATCATTACTCAAGACGCTAAACGAGCAGTATAATAGCGCCTCTTTCGTTAACCCCCCCATTATTTCTAAAGGCTTTGATATGGTCGTTGTGTGTATTTGTGTCGTTTTTGGACTGCTCTGTGTAGCTAAACAAGATTTACTTTAAGGGGTTACTGAGGTAATCCAGCCCCTGCCATAACTCTTCAACTTCTCTTTTCAAAGAAGATAACTTTCCGTTCACATCTCCGATTGATTTTGTAATCACTTCAGCTTGAGCGACAGTACCTTTCATGGCCTCGATATCCTTTTCCAGATCGTTGACATTGTCATCAATTAACAGCAACTTATCTTGCTGGTCGATGATCGTTTGTAGGTTCACTCCTAGCGTTGCTAGTTTACCTTGTAACTGCGATACATCGTTATCTGATAGTTCTTGTTTAATTAAATCAATTTCGCTCAGAAGTGCTTGCTTGTCGGTTAAAATGCGTTCCTCTAAAGGCGTAATGTCTGGAATTGATCTTGATTCTACGGACTCCAATCTGGAATAAAGACTGCTTGCTGTCCACACACCGCCTCCTAGTGTTGTTGCAAGGCTAAACAAAATTGCAATATAAACACCCTTAAATGATGTGCCTCCAATCTTTAACTCAGTCTCTTCTAGGCTCACGTTTCATCACCTTCATCACAATCAACTTGATACATAAAGCAATTAAATCCTAAAGCCGTTGGGCCAGTGTTGTAGAACAAACTTTCGTAACCAGTGTTAAGAATGTCAGTTTCGGAGGCGTAAATATCTAAACCGAAATCACCCTGCCCATTTAGGTAAATACTGCTGACTGTCTCGCTTGAAGCCCACGCTAATTCAACAGCTTGGTTAGAGGCGCTGTAACTAAGCGCGTTATCTTCTACGCGAGTGTTGTTGTCCATTGCACCCTGATCTAAAAATGCTACAGCTTCTGGATTCCCTGCTACAGCCAAGAAAGCACCAGCGGCATTGGCGTGGTTCTCAATATCGTCAAGGCTTTGGTTGTAGGTATCAGCATCCTCTTGAGAAACTGACATATCATTCTGGGCTATATAATTTTGGACTTCTGCTTGGTCATCTGGAGTCTCAGCGGTTTCAGCGCGTTCTGCTACTTCCTGTACCTCCAGCATACCCACAACGACAGCAGTAAAATCTCCGATAGCATCTTCCATTGCGTCGAGTTCGCTTTGTGCTTGCTCGTTCAGATAATCTTCGGCTGAACCGTATGGCAAATAATTAACCATTCCAGATAAAGCGGAGTTGTAAGCAGTGACTTGTTCGTCAGAAATGTAATAGTTTCCTGACAGTTGACCGCTTGAAATACCCATGCCTGTTTGAGATGCGTGGTGTGCGCCACCAACAAACATAATCCCCTTATCTATCTGATCAACGATTGCGCTAGAGGTTTCTATTAAAGTGTCAAGTTCACTTGATACTACTGCGGAATTTGTCAGAAACAGACCCGCTATCATCGCCATCTTGTACTTGCTCTTCATTTTCGTCTGCCCCTATTTGTAATATTGAGTTGTACCACTTCTGTGTGTCGTTATACCTTGGCGTTGGTGGCTTTTTAGACCAAGTCGCTGAAACCCTCATTCTGACTTCACCATAGTCAGGGATGTGAAGTTCAGGGTTCATTTTCATCATCTGAAACGCTCTACGGCCCACGATCAAACGACCACCAGACAGTAAGGGACAAGGTGTGGCTGACATAAAAAGACTTCTCCAGACCTTGTTGTCTTCGCACATTCTTGCTATCGCCGCAACCTTCATCCCTAAATCACTAAGTACCTTGGCATCCCGCCTACGGTTGCAGTCAGAATCCTTTTCATACGACCCATTTGTGTAACCAACCAACCCTGTTTGAATGGATGTCCCACTTCCTTGCAAGCACGTTTCCATTCCGTTTGACATGTAAGAGGGGGCAATTGCACTCCCTACTGGCATATCAGAAGATGACCCTGCTCCGTTATAAGTATTGCTTACTGACTCATCTTTGCTGTTGTTATTACTGCTTACTGTTGATCCAACAGTGTTTGTATTGAGAGACCCATCCTGAACATTATCGGAGTTTGTATCACCCATAGGTTCTGTTTCTTGACCTGTACAAACAGAGCAAACAGCAAACAATAAGAAACATAATAAAACTATATCTCGCATTACATCTCTCGGCTAAGTAGCTCCTGAATTAACTTCCAACGCTCTTCAAACTCTCTGCCTTTTGCTTCGCCAAACAAAAGGTCTGACTTCTTGATGGTGTTCTTAAGGGTGCTGTCTGACATAGCCCAAGCTTCATAGTCTCCCTTAACAAGAGATCTTGCATCTTTCCTAGTAACGCCGTTAGACCGTAAAACCATCATCAGTTCGGTATCAGTTAAGCCTGAGGATCTTGCCGCTGACACTAGCTTTATCATGCGCTCAAAGCCTTCTCTTCTTGCGCGAGAGGCTCTTTCAAATGCATTGATTAGATCTCCATTAGATACTTCGTTAGGGTCTCTAAACGTAGATGTGAGGAGCGAGGTTGCATCTCTTTTATCTTGATTAAACTCGTATGCCTTAAAGTGCAAACTAACCTTAGGGTCGAAGGTAGTCGATCTGAATCCAACTAACGCCAGCATCTCATCGCGCATTTCGTATTTTTTACCTGACTTGCTGACTTCCCCGAAAAAAGCCTTACTTATTCTATTGGCATTTTGAAGCGCAGAAGGAGCCATATTTTTAATCATGAACCCAGTCATATCTACAGTAATATTAGACGCAGTATCTGCGGGGTTATATATTCTTCCGCCCGAATCTTTTTCATTTATCATTAGGTTGAAAACAGTACCCGCTGAAATATCCTTACCAAAGAATGGTGATAGCATTTCTTGAGCAGATTGAGCTAAAGCATCATCTAAAGGCTGATCTCTTAGTAGCGCATTGATAGGTCTCTTCCAGTAAGCGTATGGGTCAAGATAAGTCAGGTCTACATACTCTAAGTCACCTTTCTCGTCTCGACCTGTAACGACTATATTTGAGTTTCTAGACCATTCAGGACTCATAAGGCGAATAGCCTCTTCCTCCTCTTCCGAAACATCCCATGCCGCAAATGCCGCCGCTTGGATGGCGTATATACCGCCACTGACCAAAGCCATACCGGCAAGCCTACGGTGAGCAGAAGCCCTCATATCTGGGTCTGCCATGTCCTGCTTTAGGTACTTGAACATGTTGAAACTAGTTCTAATAATCTCCGCAGGGAAAGACACAAATGTTCCAGCTAAAGGAAATCTCCTTAACTGTTGCATTGCTCTACCAATTAAACTGTAGGTAGGATAGGTGTTGCGTATTCTTTCTGCGGCAATAGGTGCGGCGTCTTCATAGCTAAGACCTTTAGCCTCCATGAGCATATCCATCTCATTCATGAATCCTACAATTTTCCAGAAGTCATCACCGTACTGATAAAACTTTGTGAAAAAACTTGCTACTTTTTGTGCGTTTGACTTTGCTTTATCAACCTTGCCCTTTGCCAAATCAGAACCAATAAGCGAGTTCTCTAGCGCATCAACGCCTGAATCTTCCATAGCCTTTATCATCTCTCCAGCTATCGGAGTATCATAAACAACACTTAGCCTTTTAAGCTCTCTAAGAAAGGCTGTCGCATCACCCTCTTTAGAGTTAAAGTAAGATTTAAAGACTTCTATGGATTTTAATGTTTTGCTCCAATCAAAGTGACCGTTAGCTACTGTAAAGAATCCAGCAGACATAAAGTTTCTGGCAATAGTTGTAGGGGCAATAACTGTTTTGCCGTACTTAACTATAGAGTTAAGGGCAACAAGGTTGCGATACATGCCATCTAGGGATTTGAGTCCGTTAGCCTCGGCAAAGCCCTGCTTTAATTCTGGCGTAACGTAATAGCCATTCAAGGGAGCCATAACACTAGACTGTTCAGCCGCTAATTGCACATAGGCATCTGAGGGCGCGGTCTCCGCCGTAAATAGGAATACACCTTCTCCTTTTGCTTTTACGTCCTCCAAGAACTTATGATTAAAGACAAGTCGGCTTAGTTTTGTCGCTGTTTTAACAAAGTTAATTCTAGGTTCTTTGTATTCACCTAATAAAGCAAGTATCTCTGGAGCAATCGTGTTGTTCTTTTTCTTTAGAATAGATAGATCTTTTGCTCCAAGCTTAGAGTTAACAATGAAAGAACCAATGCCATCAAAGGCAGTGCCTTCTTTAAGTATAGTGTTAATTACCCTCTCAACATTGGTCGCACCGTTTTCAGCTAAGTACTCTTTAGCATCATTCAGTACGTCATCCGGTACGCTTTTTGCCCAATTAGGATCATCAAAAGCCCTGTAGGATCTATTTAGATACTTACCAAGGTTAGACTTAAAGGTACTTAAGAGGCTTTGCTTTGCTTCTATTTCTTTAGTTTGTGTTTTACTATCTAGAGCATCAAGCTGTGATTGGATGACTGTTGAGTAATCCGCTGAGTACTTGTCAATATACCGTCTCATCCGACCAATTACTTCTTTGACTGCCTTAGGGATATCAAGAGACTCCAGTTGCTCGACAGGAACTTGCAATGCGTCATTTAAAAGAGACTCTGGAACATCAGTTCCCTCAGGGTATGCCTCTTTAATTGCCTCATCGTAGGCGGCAATGTGCATTCTAATATCTATTTCGACAGCACCAAGTTCACCGTCTCTTTTGATCTTAGACTCAAACACCTCATCGTTTAATAATCCTTGAGGTGCTAGGTTTCGCCTAAAAGTTCTTGATGCCCAGTCAGTAGCTTTATCAATAAAAGATTTCTCTTCTCTGATTCTCGCGTTCTGAGCGGCATTAGCCTCTTCAGGGGTTAGGTTAGGGGCTGTTTCTTGTCTTGGGGGTGAGCTTAGGAAATCCTCGTCTTGGACTGAGCGTAACCCGCCCATGAACTTAGCATCGCCATCGGAAAATTGTTTCTTTACTTTCCATAATGCGGCAGAGCTAATGTTTTCGTCACCGTCAGAATTAATAACTTTAGTATTAATATTTGCCGTGTATTCTTTTCCGTTATCCCCGACAATAATTGCGCTTTCTGGAATTTGCCCAAAAAGCTTCACAGTTGGAGAGTTTAGATCTCGATCACGTTTAGTTACTTCTGTTATTGACAAGCCTGTAATTTCAGACTTAAAACCAAACGTGTCTTGATTGGGGTTTTTCGATGTGTATCTTTTGCCAGCTTCAAAACCTTCAAAGGCTCCATCGGAAACAAGCTTTTTGACTATCTTGTTCTTAAATGACACCTGTTGCTGAATGTTATTCATCATGCGAGATTTAAAGTCTTGAAGACCCTTCTGCTCTCGGCGAGCGGATAAGTCAGATATGTTTGAGTCTTCCTCGCGTGGAGGTGAGCTTAGGAACTCTGTATCTGTAGGAACTCTGGTAGCATCGATTCCAGTTCCGCTTCCAGCGGCTTCTTGTGATCCAGATTCAGATCTGGGTACGCTACTGTCAGATAGTTTTCTCTGGTAACTGGTTGCTGATACCTCGTCAGGTACTGTAAAGTCGGATCGCTCCCAATCAGGTCTTTGTATTCCGCCGGAATGGTCATTTATTTTACTCCTAGCCTCTTCAAGATTTATCTTTCCCTTATTATACTGGTTCCAGACATTTTCAACAAACAAGACATTCTGGTCTTGAGCTTTGTAAGCTGGTGTAAATAGACCTCTTACAGCCTCCCAAGTAATAGACTGCATTTCTCTAGCAAGAACCCCGCGATCTATAGCCGCCTGACGATATGCTTCTTCAAATATTGAGTAAGTCCCGCTATGACCAGTAACAATAGAGCTGGAAGAACCCTTACCGGTTCCAAAGTTATGTCCAACCTCTAAGGAATCTCCAGATAACGGCTTCATAAGCCCAGCGGCTACGGCATGAGTATCAATAGTTACAAACCCATCTTCTGCGTCTGGATTAAATATATTGTTGTAAAAATTGCGGACTTTGTTTCTTGACCCTAAAGATCGAGACACGTTTTCTTGCGAAGAATCAAGAAGAACTGAAACAGCTTTACCTATCTCATTAAGCGATCCCCAAGCAACTCTGGACTGCGTATTACCATCAGCATTTACAGCATAATCCAAAAACTTTCCGTCCGGTGATACTAGCCGATAAGATGGATCATTAAATGTTTGATCCCAAGTACGAATCCACATTCCAATTACTGGGAGAGATGCGCCTTCGTCTATAAGTTGCTGTAAAGACTTGTCGCCGATTAAGCCAAGCATTCTTCTATTGCTGATTCTAGACTTTTTACTTACATCTTTGTGAAAGTATATTTCCTCCGCCTTAGCTTTCATCTGGTCATCGAATATTGCTGAATTTTCGTTATGAAAAATATCCAGTACACGTTCTGCCAAGCTAGCGTTCTGATACCAGTCCTTCTGTGGAGATAAGTTAGCCGCAACAGCACTTGCTTGAGCTAAAGAAACCCCATGCCTGTCAGCCATCCTCTGAACAATTTTATTAGCACCTTTATACCACTGTTTAGATATAGCTCTAGTAGCCTCAGGAACAGCATCAAATATGCTTAAAAGGTTTTCTTTTATGTGTGCAATAAGCGCCTTAGATGCATTTTTATCTGAAAGCTTTTGCTCTCTTTTAGTAAGGTTATTGTACTTTTTGACGAGCAACATGTTCTTTGAGAACAGCGGGGTGTTTTCTACAAAACTATCGTAGTCATTAACTATTAGGTCTGCGACTGGATCTTCTGTGGCTTTAGCACCTGTAGGGAATCGAGTGCTGACTGGAGCAAACAAAGATTGAAGGTCGTCTATGTCATCCATTGGGTCGAAATCATCATCAAAGGATGCAAGATCATCTTCAATATCTAGCTGACTTACCTCTTCATCTAATCGCTGTTCTTCTCTGGCTTGTTGCTCTTGAAAATCGGAGTCTAGTTGTACAGGCTGTCCAGTATCGACCCTGTCTTCACGTTCGGGCGATCCTTCCACGATGGGACTGGCTTGTTCCTGACGAGCGCCATCTCCGCGAGAGAGTTGATCTCCTTCTCGGTCTTGAACTTGAACGCCTCTGGACTCGGCTCGTGACCGAACTTCTCCTTGTACTTCTCCAAGCTCTCCGACAGTGGCTTCGGCTTGATTGTCATTTTGGGCATTTTGATTAGTCTCCTTTGAAGGCTCTCTGAGCAACTTCACAAGATAATTATACGTTGTTGGGGCTGAACTTTCGAGTAGTTCAGGATTAGAGTGCAATACTGCAAACGCTTGAGCAAACGCCTCTTTCTTTAATACGTTAATCACTGACTCAGCTTTATCAGGTCTAGCATTGACCCAACTAAATATATGCCCAAACGGATACGACATCTCTCTACCAAGCTCAGTCTTTTGCTCATAGTTTTGACCAAGCTCAAACAAGACATCACCAAGCTCAACGTCTAAACCATTGGCTCCCATACCGTTTATCTCGGCATAAAACTCCACGCTGTTGTCTGTAATGTTGTTATTAACGTCAAACGCATGACCAATTTCATGAGCAATGGTGTAGCGAATTCTTTCGGCGTCACTAGAATTATTAGCCAGATTGTTAACATAGCCTTTCTTTAAAGAGACATAGCCAGCGTTCATGCTGTAGGAGCCATCACTATTCTTCATGCTGGGGTGTAACGCAGGGTCATGTATCCCTATGCCTTGGAAGTCGTTTAAAACCGACTTAGGCATACCCATTTCAATAAGATCCACAACGGCATTTAAGATTTCGTTTTTAGGGGCATCATCACCGTAAAACTCTTCAGCACCAACTACAGGATTACCATCCACTACTTCTGGATTTGCAATACTTAAAGTGGTCTTTAATCGCTCTTCATCGATAGGCGTTCTTTCCGCGCCTAGCTCCTTATTAACTTCAGCTATGGCTTCCGGTAAGGAAACTTGAGCAGGTCTTCTTACCGAGCCAACATACTTAGATTCAGAAAAGAACTTTTTATCTGTAGGCTTAAACTGCATTGATGATTGAACAGACTCTTCAATCTCTAAAACAGCAGACTGCTTATCGGTCTCTGGTAGTAATTCAGCAATCTCTAGCGCCTCATCAACCGAGACTTCATCGTTAATTGGTGTGCCAGACTCCGCGCCTCTTTGTACAATCACTTCTTGGATTGATACAGGTAAATCGTCTAATGGTATTAACGTACCTGTGTAGCCCTGAGGTTTGTTTATTTGCGCCTCAATGCGCTTTACTATCTCAGGTTCTCTTATTGTTTTGTTTTTACCTTTCTCATCCCTTACAGCAAGACTAATAGGGTTTCCTTTATCGTCTCTTCGTATTGTGGTGAGGGTAAATTCTTTTCCCCGCAAAATAAATTTTTTGCTTTCAGGATCAATTGTTACATCGTTTTCAAAAACAACATTTTCGTCTGTCGGGATAATACCCAACTGCTCTGGTGACTGTGCTTCACCGCTTTCAATGAAGATATCTTCATCCTGAGATACAACAAAAAATCCTTCATCTCTTTTTGTTAAAACACCTTGTACACCCTGATAAGTAACGTCCTGTCCAGATAGAGAATCTAGAGAAGGGACTTTGTCTTGAGGAAGGTCAATAACCTCTGGCTGTTCAGTTTTTGGAGGCTCGTTTTGGACTGGCTCTTCTTCAGCAAGACGTTGATCAGGAATCTTATTAGCGTCACCATCATATTCCAAAAGATTTGTAGGCGAACTTATTTCACTACGCGGATCTTTCGCTATACCGGAAACACCACCTATTGCCGCACCGCCGATGATTCCCGCAACTGCTGAGTTAAGATATTGTGAAAGCTTATCTTCAGAGGTCATTCTCTCAAGCCAAGAGCTTTCTACTTGAGGATTGTCGCTTCTTATATATTCAAGGGTAGCGTTTTGTATAACCTCTTGCAGTCCCTCAACAACGCCCTCCGCTCCGGCGCTTTTAGCTCCCTCTTTTATAATTCTTTTAGCCATGCTGGGTTGCTTGGCTATGTTTCCAGCTATCGCCTCGGAGGCGTCTTTAAATGTCTTTTGAGGCAATATTCGTTTTAATGCTCTCATCGGGGTGTACTGATCTAAAGCACCGCTTGCTACACCTGTAATTAAGGCGGCTATTGGAGCCTCCTCACCACCTTCTTCTAATACTTTTGTAAACGATTCACCAGCGCCAGCGGCTGTACCGAAAGCAAGCGCACCACCTATCTGCCCCCTTACTGCCTTTTTGCCAAGCGCCTCCTGACCTGCCTTTGTTTTTGCAAAGTTTTTTGCGCCCTGTCTTTTGGCTAATTTTTCAGCGGAAGGCTTTATCGCCTTATCCATCGCTTTGGCGGCAATCTTTTTTAAACCACCTTTTGCTATTGCTCCACCCGCCGCACCACTAATGCCGCCGCCAAGCAAGCTAGAGCCTAAATTACCGATAATGTATGCAGTGTAATTAACGCCATCAACGAACCCATCGATCTCTTCTAGGCTACCAACTGCGGCTTCATTTCTCATTGCATCAGTCATTTGCTCGTTGTAATACTGCATACCATCAACGAACCACTCATCATTGCCAAACAAGCTACCAGCCAAGGCTTTACCGCCACCGCCAATAAGCCCTTGAAGCTGATCAATGCCAGCACTAAAGCCCTTACCTATCTCGCTTAAAGGGTTGGTATCCTCTTCTCTATCCTTGCTGACCCTAAGAGAGGTCGGCTTGCGCGAGGCATATAGGTTTTCGGAATAAAGCATTCAATGCTCCGTAAAATTGGGAGAAAATTCTTTTAAAATATTGTTGGAACATTGGGCACTTGGTCGCCGTAAGCACCGTAAACTTGAGAGCCGAAAATCTTATCTTGAAACTTCCGCCAGCCGTCCGCGTCATCTACAATAATTTTTGACTTATCTTTGCTTAAACCCATGTACGTCCTTGCTTCCATTACCTGAGAGTCGGTCAACGGTCTATACTCCTCTCCTTTACTTTTATATTTGCGCTGAAAAAGTGACTCAAGCCTAGTGACTGCCGGTAATGATCTTGTTTGAGCAATTTCGCCAGCAGTTTCATCTCTGTAACTTATAGGGATAGAATCTCCAGTAAGAAGCTGATGTCTAATGTATTCTTTTTTTAATTTAGGATCTTGAGCTAATTCTCCAAAAGTTTTATTTGAGCCTTGCATGACCTTTTGATCTGCCCTAAATTCCAACCTTTCATCAAAAAGCTGTTCCGCTTCATTCATTGCCCTAACATAAGATGGGCGGTCATATTGACCATTCTTGCGGTACTGTGCTTCTGCCATTCCGTTGTACAATGCTTCTTTATTTTTTGAAATTTCAGAACTGTAATGAACCATACCAGCAAATCCGCCAGTAAATTCTTCAGCATTAATTTTTACAGCCAATCCATTTGACTCCCTTCCCTCGGTTGCTGGCGCTATATATTTTGTTATCTGACCCTCCTTGTCTTTTACTCGCACAAGAACCGATACTCCGATAGATCCATCTGAATTAGCAACAATGTCGTAGGCTTCCTTAGAAATAATCTCGTACTCTCCTGTCCTAAGATTTGGAGGAGCGTTAGGAAATGGATGCGGTTGACCTTCAACCGTAGCTGGAATAATTTCTCCAATACCTTTAGTATTTTTAGAAATTAAAATGTTTGTGCCGCCTAAAATATTTTCTTTATTAGACAGATCCTGTCCGCTTGCAAATACCTGTATGTCCTTTGATACGTTTTGAGCAACCTCAGGAGTAAACGGATTTAGCGCACCCTTAATAGATAGAACGCTATCATCTGTTGCCTGAATAGCTTGGTTGAATGCCCCAGCATCAGTGTCATTTAAACCCTCTACCGGAACTTCAAATGATAATAGATTGTTAGCGGCTTGACCGGCGGCTACAATCTTGTCTTCTTTTACAATGTTTTCGGTTTCTCTATCTAGGCTCTCATTTTTCTTGTTAAATATTGTCTGTTGATTTTCTGAGTCTATTTTATTTTGTGCAAGCTTTGCCTTGAGTTCGGGGTTTGTTTCAGGATTTAAGAGGCTTTTCTTATGAGCTAACTGGTCATTACGAAAAGTATTATCTAAAACTCTTTGATCGGCGGCTATTTTAAGGTCATCCTTTCTGTTTGTAGCCGCTAAAGCATCTCGATTAGTTCTGTAGTCAAGGTCAGCCTTTCGGTCTTTTCGACGCTCTTTTCGATCTTCATCTCTAAGCCTTAGCTCTTCTTCAGCAAGTTCTTGTCTAGCAAAATTATCTTGTACATTAGATACAAGACCAAAACCTTGAGTGAATCCGTCTGCAAAACCGCCATATTTATTAAGTGCCATCGTGATAACCTAATCGAATAATTTGTTAAGTAAAAATGCTACGCCAAGACCAATTGCTACTGGGGCGGCGATTGCTCCAAGAGTTGCCATCGTTCCTGTCGAGCTAGCCGCTGTAGTTGCCGCGCCTACCGCCTCCGTTGCAGTGCCAACCGCCTCAACAGTTTCAACAACTTCAACAGTTTCGGTTAGCGCCCCAGCGGCTTCTGCCGCTTGAGCCAAATCAGCCGCTTTTTTAGCGGCTGTCGCATCGGCAATGCCAGCCGCACTATCCACTGCTTGGACTGCTTCGGTTCCTGTGAGCAATTCTCCACCAGTAGGGGTAAATGTCAGTTGACCGCCTTGTTTACCAATTGTACCCAGCCCTTTTATCGCTTTATTTGCTGTGCCGATTGCGTCTTTAGCTGTTTTACCAGCCTCTAAAGCACTATTTACACCGAATGACCCGCCAATACCTGCGCCGGTAGAATACATTTGAGTTTTTTGAGCTTGCTCTGCCGCATCCAACTGATCCGCTATAGCGTTCTCTTGTGCCTCTAACTCAGCAACACTTCTCATGCCTTGGTTTGCTAGGTTTCGTAACCCATAACCTGCCGCTAGGATTGTCATCCTCCTACACCTCTCGCCTTTTGTGATATGCCGGACATGCTTCCTGTCAAGAGAGCCTGTCTTCGGTCTATATCTCTTAGTTTTGTATCGTTAAGACCACCAACAAGTGTTGACATCTCATAAGCTCCAGCGCCAGTTTGAGGCTGTGCTGTAAGACCGTAACGACCCGCTGATCTATCCTGTTGACCCCGAACATTTATTCCTGCATTCGTAACAGCGTTTTGAGTTCGCTCTAGGTCTCCGGCTAATGATTTAGTTCCAGTAGCAGTGATTTCACTTGCTAAGAAATTTTCTAAGGGGGCAAACCTTGTATTGTAGTCTCGCGTCTGAGCGCGGATTAAATCTGCATAAAGCTTGTCTGCCGGATTGTCCTCTCTGTCCATATAAGAGTAACGGTAAGGATTTATTCCGCTATAAGCGTTGTAACCTCCACCGTCTCCATACTGAGGAACACCGTTTGCATCCCTTTCGACAGTGTAAGGAGATGACGAACCATAAAAACCGGAAACAGCATCTGCTGAATCTCCTGATAACATTGCTAGGTATTGACCCATATTAAATGCCATCTTAACCACCTCCTCCCAAACCATATCCAGCCGCCATACCTGCACCTGTGCCAGCTATGCTTCTTAATGAACTTGATTTTGAAAAGTCTTTTTCAGCTTGTGCGCCAGCGCGATCAATACCAGCTTGAGCCAGTGCGATATTTCCAGACATGGTATCTGTTGCTAACCCTTGACCTGCGCGTATCCAGTTGCCTATGCCCTGATAAGCTTGATCGGTATTATCTAACCCAGCACTAGCACCTGAAAGTCCCATGCCGCGAGCCTTAGCTTGTGCTAAAGCGCCAGCGTCAGCCTGAAATGCACCTGATGTAGGATCTAAGCCTCTTTGAAAAGCGGCTTGGGCAAGCTCTGCTTGTTTTGGCTCATATATGCCAGCAGTATTTGTCGTTGCCCGACCCATGGTGTCTGTATAAGCTTGCTCTCCAAACCTATTAAACGAGTCCTGTATGGACATATTTTCCAAAGGCACGAAAACATCTCCATAACGCTGAAGTGCATTTGCCGCCTGTTCAGCTAGCGCAAGCTTGCTTTCTTGTTCTTCTGGCTCGTATCCGCCACCACCACCCATGAAATCACCTATAGTTTTTTGTTCATAACCGCCCACTGAAGGTGGTAGCCACTAGCTTTTGCTAGAGTCCATAAACCTTCGTGTGGAGATAAAAATTCTATTTCTTTATGCCCTGTATTTCGGGCAAGGGTTTCAAGTTCTTCGCCGTAGGTAGCAAGACTATTTTCGACTGGATCGTATGCTATCCAGATGAGTAGTTTTGCGGCTTTTTGGAATGGAATCCTAACCGACTGGAGAATAATAAAACCAGTAGTCGTCCGTGCGGTGTCCATCAAGAGATGAGCCTCTCCGTTTACGCACTCAGCATAAACATCTTCAAGTCTCCAGTCAGCAGAGGTGTCGGATGACACTTGTTCTAGTCCAACCTTTACAACGTCCCAAACTTCTCTTATATCAACGAAATCTAAGGACATTGAGTACTCCTATCATACTTTAAAATCAAGTGAATTAACAAAAAAAATGCACTTATTCTGGCTTTGCCGGAAATGTTATTGCATCCATTGCTGTTGCATCGCTGTAAGTCGCTGGAATATCTCGTAATACTTGCCTATACGCCACCCATTCAGCTTTCTTTTCATCGGTAATTGGGGCGTCTGGCATTTGAGTCCAGTCAGACTCAAACAGCTTTTCATTTCTTTGCTCTCTTACAATTTCAAAAAAAGCATCAGAATTAAAAGTCCATTGCTTGTCCTGCCACAAGTGATAGAGCGAGGGACATTCAGTTCGATCTTTCCACTCATCTGTATCAGTGTCATACCAGCCAAGAACCATTAACTCATCATTGTCTATTTCAGCAGGAATTATGACGGCAGTGTTGTCACCGTATTTCTCTAAGTTGACATACTGATCATCATCAGCCGGAGAAGTAATTCCTTTAAGCTCTCCCTCCGAATTTATAAATGCAAATCTATGCGCCATGATTCTACCTATGAAAAATTGTTGTCTACTGAGCCGCCATTGATAACGTAAAAAATAGCCCAGTCTATGTTGGTTGAAAATGCAGTACGGCTACTACCTACAGCTAAATAATTAAGCATTCTTATGGTTCCGGTTGTGTAATTAAATTCATAGTTCAAATGAAACCTACTGTTATGACCTTTACTTCCGGTCACATATGTAGACTGAGCATTTGAAACAAGGACGTAATAACGACCCTCATCTAAGCTAGAATCCATTTGAAATTCTTGGTAATAGCCTTCTGCCGTACCTGTGCCGTCTGTTCCGTTAAACTTCCCAGTACCAACCAACTGAGCCGTAACATCTAAATCCGTTGCTGAAAAAATAATATTAGAACTGGTGTTTCCTCCGTCATCGTAGACAACCAGTCCATTTCCATCAGGGGTTAAGTTTGCGGTAGACTGAGCTTTTAGCTCCCTCCACACCACATAACCACCACCATTGCCGTTGTTATTATTTGGAAATCCAATAATTCCTTTTGACCACTTTCCATTGGTATATCTACCAATCCTACCTCTTCCTGTTCCTTGCGAGCCTATAGCTGACGAAGCAGGTCTTGCTATAATCAAATCACTACCTGACCATCCCGATGTTGGAAAGTCAGTATGCGCTGTTGCAGTACCGCTAGCTGTTGCGTAAAGCAGTGACAATCCTGCTTCGGTGTCAATTACAGTGCGACCACTGTTATTAAAGACCTGAAATCCGTAGCCCATTACCCGCTCCTGATCACTATGTAGTCAAAAGAGCTTGTCACACCCATATTGTTTGATATCCGAAAATAGCCTGAATATCTCTGGGTGTCATGCGAGCGACCAGACAAACCGCTTGGCGCATTGTTTGGTGTTGAAAACACTTGCCAGTCATCTCCTGATGTCATGCCGGTAACACTGATATCAACATAACTCCCATGAGTAATATTTGATGTAGTACCAGAGCCAAAAGACCGCGTGACGCGACTTGAGGCTTCAATTACTTTTGTCCCATTTGCGGCATATACTTCAAGACCATATACCATCGGCTTATCCTAAATTGCCAAGCACAACACGCAATCTTACGGCGTCATATACCTTAATTGAGTCAGCTTCGATTACCATTCTTGCTCCGCTCGCGGCTGAAGCAATGTTTAATGTTGCTGGAGCGCCCACAATAGATATTTGAGACGCATCTATTGTTCCTGCTTCAAGTCGGCTTGCGCTTAAGTTGCCAGTTACGTGCGCTGTATCGATTGTTGCGTTGCCGATCTGTGCCGTTGTGATGGTTCCATTTTTAATAAACGCACCATCCATATAGACACCCGCTGGAATGTCTATGCCATCAATGGTTGTTGATGAGGATTGAACGACAAAAGGAACGGTTAGAGTGTCACTGTTACTTGGCTCTGTTCCTGTTTCGTTGGTTGAGCTTGGGTTAATAATGGCAAACCTATCAGCCCTT